GCCCAGTTCCTTTGCTATTTGGCCTGATGTATAGTCTTGATGCCACATAGCTATAATTTTATCTTTATATATATTATTATTTCTTCGCATATAACTCCCCAGTTACAACACGTCTGGAGCGGTGAAGCACCATACTTACATACTTGCGTTTGTAGTTTTCGTGTCTGCGCTTTAATGGATAGTTCCAAGCTGGCCCTGCCACATGGCAAGAAGCCATTTCAGCAGGTGATTTAACGCCCCAATCAAGGCAGCGTTTGGCGTGGGCTAATCCTATTTCAATACCCTTGGAGCAGCTAAGAAGCTCAGATTTAGAGCCTGAATAACCTAACTGACGAGCCGATGAAGGAAGAACTTGGAATATACCCATAGCTCTTTCACCATGATGGCCCTTACCAAGGCGTGGGCCTACTGCATTACATTGGTAGCTGCTTTCAACCTTTGCGATCGATAGCATGGTTGTTACCCAACGTTTACCAATCTTCTGCTCAGTTTCAGCCACAATCATTGATGTGACTTTTGTTTTGGGAGCAGAAAAATCCTGCTCCCCATAGAATGATTGGCAAAACATAATGCACTCAGCTTCTGCGTGTATTTTGCCCATTCGTTCTTGATCCTTACGGAAGAACTCAGCAGCTGTTTCTTCTTCGCTAATAGACACAGCAGAAGACGAAACTAGAGCAGCTAGTACCGCAGAAATGATAGCTTTTTTCATGATTACTCCGTGATTGCGCTACCATTTGCCCCAAATTTTTGGGCGATCTTTTGGATACCTTCATCCAAATCGTCCAATGACGGACTAAATGTAGCTGCATGGGCAACAGCATTGATCAAATCAATGTAGCTACCCGTTAACATTGGGTTGGCAATCAGCTCTGCATATTTATGAGCTACCAACGCCATTGCGGTGTCATGTAAATCTACTACTTTTCCTTTTGCCATGCCAGCCAAAACTGAGCTATTACGATATATGGACTCTTGTTGCCCATAAGTCTTTGATAAATCATTAGATTTTGCTGCTGCTGCTGTCATAATGTCTGCGTAATTCATATCCATTTCCTTTTCTATCTAGGCACAACTGTGCCATCCATCTTCTTTTTCCATTTTGACCCCCTGCCAGCTGGTAGAGGGTTTCTGCTTTTAACCGCACCCAAGTGCTTTGCTTTTTGGCGCTTGGTTTTGGCTATTCTGGGAATATCCACCGATTTAGTTTGATGCCGATGACAAGTCCTATGAGCAACCCGCAAATTAGTTCCACCATCTTCACCTCCTATTTCTAGTGGTATCTCGTGAGAGACGTCCCATTCTTCACCAGGTTGCACTTTAAGATTGCAAAAATGGCAAATGCCACTTTCACGTTCAAAAATAGCAACCCTTTCTTTTGTTGATATTCTACGTCTTGCCATATTCATCTATTAATAGTTTTACTTTACCAACAAATCTGTAGTTCAGTGCTGTTTGCCCTGCGACGTAATACATTTTACTGTTTGCGTCCCAATAAAGCTCATCAACAATAATAAAATCACTGCTGTTGAGTATTTTTACAAACTCTTGAAGGCTTTGTGCAGGATATTCGCAAAATACCTGATGAATGGGTTTATCCATCCGTCCATTCGGTATAATGACTGTTAAAATAAACCGCATCACAACCTCATTTCGTGGCGTCTGGTCGCTTCATGCGACTGCCATTCACTAAACTTCATTCTAATGTATTCAAGTTGCACTTTCAACAATGCAGCTTTTTGTCGAGCATCAACCATTTGCATGATAAATGCACTCCATTCTTCCGAGGCTTTGACTTTCATCTCAGCCTTGGAAACTGGTATATCGCCAAAATCAGACATCATTTTAGCTAACACAGCCGATTTAGTCTGTTCTAGCATTTCAGCAGCAGTATCGGCATCGACCCAACGCTTTGCGACAATTCGATACTGCTCAGAAAGTGGTTTATCAGCATCCATCAGAAGGGAATACCATCTTCTGTATCTGATGCTGGAGCGGATGGTTTGTTATAATTGTTATTCTTTTCGATTGGTGGACGAAGAAGAATAGACACTTCACCATCAGCACCACCTACTGGCAATGCAGATAGTTTAAGCATAAATTGGTCTTTGCCATCACGACCTTGAAACATTGTTCCAATTTTAGTGAAAAACAATTTTTCTTCATCATTTACGATTGTTTTACGAACAACAAGTGCGTCATATCTTTGTGCCATATCATTACTCCTTACTTTCTACGATTTCGTTTGCTTTTAGTTTTTTACCATGCAGTAACCAAGCTGCATGAATAAAGTCGGCTTCTTTGCTTGTAGATGGATAACCAGCCTTAATAAGTATAGGTAAAGTTTTTTTCCACCATCCACGCAAAATTTCAATATCGTTAATTAGTTGAATTTCATCTATATACTTTTTAATTATTTCTGTTTCTTCCAAAGAAGTTTCAACAACTTCTTTTTGCTCTTTATCATAAAGGGCAAGACCAAATGGGTTACCAAAGGTCATTAAAGCCCGTTTCATGGCATCTGTTTCAGCCTCTTTAATGGCGCTTTCGTGAGCCAACCCAAGATTTGCATCACTACCATGACCAGCGCCAGTGCCATCCCTAATAATATCGCCAATGCGAATACGCACACGAGCAATATAAGTGACATTCCAGCCATCCCGTTTTGCAGAGCCAACTTTACAAGCATTTTCATTTACCAATCGACATTCAAAAGTTTCACGAGACCAGCTATCAAATCCAAATATACGATTTGCCTCTGCGATAGCGTGCCAACCTTCAATGTACGAAAACGATCTATTTGATTGAGAACGTTCTTTTACATATTGTTTGTTAAGGGGTGCTGATAGTTGTTCTTTTTGATCTTTAGTGAACATATTTATATCCTTGTAATTCTAACTGTTTCATCGCCATTCGATAAAAAAGCGCCATTAACAGTTATGCCATCTCTCATATCGTTTTTAATTTCCGTTTTATTTATCTCCTTTTTAATACGCCAATATTTATCATCAATCAAGCTTTCATCGGTAATTATAACAGATGCTGTTGATCTTGATATAGTAACTGTTCCAGATGCAACTTCAAGTTTTCTTAAACGCCCAATTTCCATTACTCGTTGGATCATTTTACGCTTTATTTCAGTGCGATATTTAAGGCGTTCTTTACGTTTTTTTAATTGATCAATATGCTGATCAATTCCTTCAATCATTTGGCTGTCGTAAGCCTCTGAACTAACAATACGATCAATTACCTGTTTAATATCGGTAGAACCTTCAAACATATCATTTCGTAATTGTTCGTCATCTTTTAGCTCTGGATATTCAAGAAGCATAGCATCCAATTGCTGTAATAGATTTTTCACATCTATCTGCATTTATCATCTCCATATTATTGTTCAGTATGATTATCTTTATCGTATTGTGCTTGTGCAAGATCCATTACACGAGCAATGTGGCTGTCTAATACTTCATCTGGAATTGGTGTTAAAGCAGCCATATTTGCTTTAAACATATCCCTCATCAGGGAAAGTTTTATATTCAATAGCTTAATTTCATTATGTAAATTAGTTATTTGTTCTTCATATTGTTTTTCATCATTTGGCATTTTCTAATTCCCTTATCCGTTCTTTTAGTATTTCAATTTCTTGATTTAATTTATCATTTGTCTCCATAACATCGTAGTATTCTTTAAGTCCCCATTCCCATATATCTTTTCGAACAAGGCATAAACCTTGATCAATAATCTCTTGAAATGTGATAGACCCTTCAACCATGTCGTTATATAATAGCACAAGTTTCCACTTGTCAAACTCTTATTTACACATTAAAGATAAAGCATGAACAATACAGAATTATTTGCCAAGCTATTTCCGACGCCTAATTCCCGCAAGGAAATAGCTGAAAAACTTAAGCTATCCCGCCAAGCCATTTATCAATGGAAGCGGGTTCCCGTAGATTACGTCCTTATTTTGGAGCGGTTGACTGGCGTACCCCGCCAAGAAATACGCCCTGACATATATCCACCCGAATGATTTACCTTAGCTTACCTTATCCACCCAGCGTTAACCAATTATGGCGGATGGGAAAGGGTAAAATGTATTTAAGTGAAAAGTACAGGGTATGGAAAAAGCAGGCTATGTGGGAAGCAAGTTTGCAAAAACCTAACCAAATCAAAGGTAAATATCGTTTTTATATTCAAGCGGTTAGACCAGATAAACGGCGCAGGGATATAGATAACTTAATTAAAGTGGCAAGTGATTTATGTGTTACCATAGGCATAATTGAAGATGATCATTTATGCGAAGAAGTTAATGCCAAATGGGTAAAAGATGGAGACCCGTTTGTTATTAAAATTGAACCAGCGGAGGGCTGATATGGAATATAAAACCAGAAAAGAAATGTATGAGGCACACAAAGCTCGGCGTCGTAGAATGGCAGAAGCTGCGGCTCGTTATGAAAAAATGAAGGCTGAAAAGAATAAACCTAAACTACCGCCGCCGCCTTTAGAACCCGTACCTCCGCCTATTTCTGCTGAAGAATTAGCCGAAAAAAAGCTCAAAGAGTTTTTTAATCAAGCTCCTAAAAAGATTTTATCTATCACTGATAAATATAAACTCGTGGTCAATATTGAACCTGACCAGAGAATAGCCCTGTTTGATATTGTTCATGATGTATGTCGCAGGCGTGGCCTAACAAAACAAATGGTAATGTCAAAAAGCCGACAGCGTGAAATTGTTTGGGCAAGGTGGGAAATTTGGTATTTAGCTCGCAATAATATGTCGTTAAGCCTGCCAGTTATTGGCAAACGAACTGGTGGTTTTGATCATACGACTGTTCTACATGGGGTAAGAAACTTTAAGAAACTATTAGATGCAGGCAAGGTAAAGTTAGAAATAATTTCCAATCATTCTAATGCTAGCGAAATGCTAGCAGATAGCTAGCGTCATGCTAGACAATAAAACACTTGACGCAAATCAGATTTAGAGGCAAATTGTAAAAGTAAGGGCCACCAAGCTGCAAACTTGATGGCCCTGAATTACGGAACAATGGAGCTGTTCCGATGTAAAAACAGGGTTATTATACCTTGTTTGCCCGTCGGATCAACCAATAAAATTAGGTGATCTATGGGCCTTCCCTACTACAATCGTTATCCCGGCGACTACGCAAAAGATACCCCTGATTTAAGCTTAATGCAGCATGGGGCGTATAATCTTTTGCTGGATTTTTATTATTCTAATGGAAATTTAAAACGATCTTTGGAGCAATGCTTCAGGATATGCTCTGCTCATTCCGATGAGGAAAGGCAGGCAGTTTCTTATGTTCTCCACACCTTTTTTGAACCTTTGCCAGATGGTGGTTATAGGCATGAACGTGTAGAATTTGAGATAGAACGGCAAACCAAGATTTATGAAGCTAGAGTATATGGCGGTAAAAAGACCGCAGCTAAAAGGTGGGCTAATAACTCAGCTAGTAGCTCAGCTAATAGCTTACCTACAGGATCTGACGATGATTTTTAGGGTAAATTATAGCTCACCTATTAGCTCAGCTAGTAGCTGGAATGTAGCTCAGCTAATAGCAGTCCTTATAGCAACCAAAACCAAAACCAATATACCCTACCAGTATAAAAGAATTACTAGAATAGCTACTATATACGGAACTATTGTTAAGGTGAAATATGGCAGAGCTTAGAGATTATCAGGACACGGCAATATTCAAACTCAGGCAATCCCTTGGAGCGGGTAAAAAACGGCCCGTTGTCCAAATGCCCACAGGCGCTGGTAAAACAGTGGTGGCGGCTGAGATCATCAACATGGCCTTAGCCAAGGGCAAGAAGGTTATGTTTTGCGTTTCAAGCCTTAGCTTGATTGACCAGACTGTAGAGCGGTTCCGTGAAAACGGGATTTACGATGTTGGCGTTATTCAGGCCATGCACGAGCTGACCAATTTTTACGCTGACGTTCAAGTGGCATCGGTGCAGACCTTGATGCGGCGTAAAATTATCCAAAAGGTTGATTTGGTTATTATCGACGAGTGCCACGTCCAATTTAAGTTTTACGCTAAGTGGATGCAAATGGATTATTGGAAAGATATTCCGTTTATTGGCCTGACGGCAACGCCTTGGGCTAAGAGCATGGGCAAACTGTGGGACGATTTGATTGTTGGTACTACCATGACTGACCTGATCGAACAGGGGCATTTATCAAAGTTTAAAGTTTTTGCACCATCCCATCCAGATTTGACTGGCGTTAAAACAGTTGCTGGCGATTACGATATTGGTCAGCTCGGTGATGCAATGGATAAAAAACCATTAGTTGCTGATATTGTATCGACTTGGATTGAAAAGGGTGAAAACAGACCAACGATTTGTTTTGCTGTGAACCGCACCCACGCAAAGAACATTCAAGAGCAATTTGAGGCTGCTGGTATTAGGACTGGCTATGTTGATGCTTTTTCAGATATTCCAGAACGCAATCAAATTGCAAAAGATTTTCACAACGGCGATATTAAAGTTGTTTGCAATGTCGGTGTTTTAACTACTGGTGTTGATTGGGATGTTCGGTGTATAATTTTAGCACGACCAACAAGATCAGAAATTTTATATGTGCAAATGATTGGTCGTGGCCTTCGTACAGCTAAGGGTAAAGAAGATTGTATTATTCTAGACCACAGCGATACCACACTTTCGCTTGGCTTCGTCACAGATATTCACCACAACAAATTGGATATGGGACATGAGAAGAAAAAACCAGCAAAGGCAGAGCCTAAAGAAAAGTTACCGAAAGAATGTCATGCCTGCTCTTACCTTAAACCGCCTAGCGCATTTGTTTGCCCCAACTGCGGAGCCAAACCCAACCCTCGTGCAGATGTTGACCACATTGGTGGTGAGCTGCATGAATTGGATGGGAATAAAAACAAAAAACCAACACAATACACCAGCGCCGAAAAAGAATTATTTTATCGTGAACTGCTCGGCTACACGGAAATCAAAAATTATTCAAAAGGGTGGGCTGCTCACAAATACAAAGCGAAATTCGGTTCTTGGCCCTTCAACGGGATTAGCAAACAACCCAAAACGCCATCGCCAGCAGTAATGAGTTGGATTACTCATCTCAACATTGCTCAAGCTAAATCTAAAAAGAAATCATTCGACAGGAAATTTAGCGGTGAACGTAAAACATTTAACCCAGCTATTAATCGGTTGAAAGACGATTGGGACGAAGCAGCATTTAGAGAGGCGCACAAAAATGACGCCAACTAGAGAACTGGCAATCGGCAAATGGCGTGGTCTGCTTCCACAACTCGGAATAGATAGTAAATACCTTCGCAATAAGCATGGGCCTTGTCCGATCTGCGGCGGCAAAGACAGGTTTAGGTTTGACGATACGAAGGGTACGGGATCGTGGATATGCTCGCAGTGTGGGTCTGGTGATGGTTTTGATTTGGTTCAGCGCAAGCTCGGCCTTAATTTTAGTGAGCTATCGAAGCGTATTAAACCGCTGGTAGGGGGGGTAATAAAAATGGTGCAGGATGTTCAGGTAGAGGACGAAGCCGTTTTAAAGGAACGCATGAAGCGTTTGTGGGCGGCAGGCAGGCCAGTACACCCGGATGGGGTAGTAGCTACCTACCTGCGATCAAGAGTTGGGCGTGTGTGGCTTTCTAATTCAATCCGTGAGGTATCTAATATACGGCATCCAAACAGCGATCAGCGGTTCAATGCTATGATTGCGAGGATCACCGATGTCGATGGTGCAGGGGCAAACATCCACATAACATACCTAGACAATAACGGGAATAAGGCTCCAGTTAGCCCTGTTAAAAGGGTCATGAAAGGTAAGTTGCCAGATGGCTGTGCTATACGACTTGGTAAGCCTGCTGAGTTGATGGGAATAGCTGAGGGGATAGAGACTGCTATATCTGCGTCAATTATCCACGGCGTGCCTGTGTGGGCAGCTATTAACGGCGCAATGATGGCGAAATGGATACCGCCTGAAGAAGTAAATTATATAAATATTTATGCAGATAATGATGTTAATTATACGGGGTTGGCAAAGGCATATACGTTAGCTAATCGGCTTTGTACTCAATATCATATTAGAGCCGAAGTTATTTATCCTCACCAAATTGGATATGACTGGTGTGACACATTAGGTGATTATATTTCATGTGGAGAATATTTCGATGGCAAAAACGTGGGTTGATGGCAATAATTTTGTCAATGTCGAGCTAAATGTTTGTGAAATGCAATATGCTGCGACTGTGGCTATTGTACGCAAAAATGAAAGTGACAAGATGGGTTTGAAAGATGCCAATGGGTTTGACAGGTCTAAATACCCTGTATTGCCAATGGAGATTGAAGGTGTAGCGGCAGAAATAGCTGTTGCTGCATCAAGAAACGTATATTTTGACGCAAGTTATAATACGTTCAAACAGGCCGACGTTGGTGTAGATGGTCAAGTCAGGTATTCGTTTAAAGACCACGGGCGGCTAATTGTACGCAAGAAAGATAACCCAGATCATTGTTATGTGCTTGTGACTGGTCAAATGCCCCACATGATTATCAGAGGCTGGATGTACGGGCATGAGGCTATGAAGGATGGGTATTTAGATACGCCACAAGGACGCCCACCCGCTTGGTTTGTACCGCAAGAGGATTTGCGTCCTTGGAAGTTAAAAGCTAAAGCATAGGAAATTCTAATTTAGCGTCTTTTTCTATTTTTTTGAAATCACCTGATAAAAAAATCTCTAAGAGGTGACTAACAATAAATGGTATTTTAGACCTGTTAGTTCTCCAACGTGTTACTTGCCGTACTGATACGTCAAAGTAGTGTGCCACATCTGCGCTAGTGCAACCTGTGGCAAATATAAATTGTTCGACTATGTTAGTAGATAAATTCATTATTTTCTTCCATTGTTTTGATAAGACGATCACAGGCTTGCACTACATCTGCTTCTGTCCACCAAGGCGCAGCTACGAAACTGGGCCTGTTTTTGGCAGCACAATATAGCTGCCAAAGTTCAGGATTTACCTCACTACATGGTTTTTTATCATCAGGTATATAGCCCATGTGCTGTAGCATGAGTTCGGCTAATTTAGGTGTCATCATTGTATTATTTTCCATGTTTAATTCCTTCTCCGATTTCACATTCAACTTTAATTTTTACGCAACCTAATCTGTTTGCGGAAGCATTTTTATCTGCTTCAGGTTTTGTATGAAATAGTTTAATGCCAGTTGAATAAACGTTAGCCCAATATTCATGCTCAATTTTGGGCGGAATTTCAACAAGATTTAAATAGTTTTTAGTGTCAGATGGATATGCTCTTCCATAAATTGTCCATTCGCAAACAACCCACACTTGATGTTCCAAACTAAATACGGCTCCATGTACAGGATATTCACCATCTCCATCTTTTGCATATAATCGAACAGCCTGTCCGTTTAGTGTGCGATATTCTTTTTTTAAATCAATTTGATTTTTTGGCTTTCTAACTTTTTTAATCTTACCCATTATATGACTCCATTGATCAGATGTTGAATTTCACTTAATAAATTTAACTCTCTATTGGGAAGAGGAGTTCCGTCATCATCAACGTCCCAAATCGTATCTGCTCTGTCTTCTAAATATTCTATTGCAAGATCAAGTGCTTGAATTAAATCTGCGTTATGAGTTTCAAGAGATTTAATTTTAGCTTTAAGCATTTCTAATTCTTTATCCATTTTTCACCTCCACCATAATTATAATTAAAAAGGGAACCAATCCAAACATAATTATTTCCATGTTAACCCCCTTATTAGGGGGAGGCTTACGCCTCCACCATTGACTTGATTACTTTTGCGTTAGCTTTGATTGTGACGCTAGTGATCAAAGATGTCTTTGAGCATTTAGCGATCTGTTCGTCAGTCAAAAGCTTTTTAGCTTCTGCGCCGTCAAAAGTTGTACGCTCTGCAAGTTTTACTGTGACTGTGGCAATTGAACCTTCGATGGTTTCCATGCCAGAGGCTACAAACTCTGCTTTGAGTGCATCTAACTCTTTTGTGAGGGCTGCAATCTCGTCCTTGAGGATGAAGTAGCGGTCAACTGAGTTGTAATTGTTAAGCATTGTCATCTCCATATAATGTCAGCTCGTTGCTGATGTATTTATATATATAGGACATTTTGTCCCCTGTCAAACGCTTATTTTAATTTCTCTGTATAATTCTGGATTATGCGTAAATGGGTATGACCATGAGCCAATTAGCTTATTGTCAAGATATACCCCTTCCACATAATCGCTGCCATCCTCTGTCTCCAATTCTCTAAAATGGATGCGGTCAGTGGCTTCCAGCTCGTCAATATTATCGCTGTTAATGCTTTCGTAAATAGATAAGCAGATAGTGCTCCATTCGCAATGATCTCCAAATGTGATAGCAGGGCTGGTCCAACCAAGAGGGTAAAATTTATTAAGAGTAGTCATTTTAATCTCCATATAATGTGGCAAATCAATGCCATAAGTGTTTATATATAGGACATAGTGTCCTAATGCAAGTGGTATTTTATCATTTGTTGATAATTTTTTTTGTCATTAATTTTCAATAAGTTATGTGCTATAGTATTAATGGGGGTAAAGATATGGTTGACAGATCGGATAAACTTATAGAAGAAATAGCATTGACCCTTTGCGGATATTCGCTGGGAGGGGAAGATAGCTCAAGATGTGATAGGGCTTGCATATTTTGCTCAGGGCAAGCTGAAGCAGTTATAGATAGGATAAATAGATATGAGACTGAAGACAGACAAGCATCTACTGAGCCTAATGATGATGGCGGCGTCGGGAGTGGCGTTCATCTGGGGTGGTATAGCTCTCGTTATAAATCCCCGTATTGACGGAAGTATATTAATCCTTTGTGCGATATATTGCATTTGCTTGGCAATATGGAGCGACTTGAATTAAATAGGTAATATTATGGTTGGCTTTAGATCAAAAAGGCTAATGTCTATAAGCAGGTCAGATAATATGCCTGAAATAAGCTGGTATAAATATGTGCAGCATAACAATATACAAAAATACCTAGAATTAAATTGGTCGGTAATTAGTGAATTACCCTGTCATCATGGTATTTACTGCGTATTAATGCTGTATAATGGCGTAGGTGAACCAATACTTCCGATTTAAATGTAATTACAGAGGAATTAAATATAATGCCAAGCTCAGATAAAACTGTTGGGTCTATAAAAGAAAGATGGCCTGCTGATAAGGTTGAACGAATTTCTATTGATAAACTAATACCTTACGCAAGGAACGCTAGAACCCATAGCGATGCTCAGGTGGCTCAGATTGCGGCGTCTATCAAGGAATGGGGTTGGACATCGCCTGTTCTGGTTGACGAGACGGGGCAAATCATTGCTGGGCATGGGCGTGTGATGGCTGCTCGTCAGCTTGGTCTAAAGGAAGTGCCTGTAATGACGGCAACTGGCTGGACTGAGGCGCAAAAGAAGGCTTACGTTTTGGCGGATAACCAGCTGGCTATGAACGCTGGCTGGGATAATGACCTGCTTTCGGTTGAGCTTAAAGATTTGGCAGGTATGGACTTCAACCTTGACCTTATTGGCTTTGACGGCAAGGTGCTTGAGGGATTGCTGGCTGATAAGACCGAGGGATTGACCGACCCAGACGAAGTGCCTGAAGCGCCTGAAAACCCCGTGTCTGTCCAAGGCGATCTTTGGATAATGGGTAAAAACCGCCTACTTTGTGGTGATAGTACAAGTATAGATCATATTCAAAGATTAACGGATAATTGTCTAGTTGATATGTGGTTAACTGACCCTCCATATAATGTTGCTTATGAAGGTAAAACTAAAGATGCCTTAACAATTAAAAATGACTCAATGAGCAACGAAAGTTTTAGACAATTCCTTAGAGATGCTTTTGTGGCTGCTGATACAGTTATGAAAGCTGGAGCTGTTTTTTATATTTGGCACGCTGATAGTGAAGGATATAATTTCCGAGGAGCTTGCTTTGATGCTGGGTGGAAAATTCGACAATGTTTAATTTGGGCTAAGTCCACTATGGTCATGGGGCGTCAAGATTATCAATGGAAGCATGAGCCTTGCCTATATGGTTGGAAAGAAGGTTCTTCACATTTGTGGGCAGCCGATAGAAAACAAACGACGCTTCTTGAGTTTGATAAACCATCTCGCAATGGTGAACATCCTACGATGAAACCCGTTGCTTTGTTTGAATATCAAATGCTTAACAATACAAAGGGTGGAGATATTGTATTGGATAGCTTTGGTGGTTCTGGAACAACACTTATTGCAGCGCAAAAAAATGGTCGTTACGCTTATTTAATGGAGCTTGACCCTAGATATGTAGATGTTATTGTTAAGCGGTGGCAAGAGTTCACTGGACAAGAAGCCATTCTAGATGGTGATGGCAGAACATTTAATGAGATGAAAAATGAACGACATGGTAAAGAGGGGTAAAAGAGGCCCAGCTCCATTCCAGCCAACCGAGCAACAGCGAAAGCAAGTTCGGATGATGGCAGGTATGGGCATCCAGCAGGTTAATATTGGTAAGATCATTGGCGTTTCTGACGAGACGCTTCGGAAGCATTTCCGTGACGAGTTAGATACTGGCACGGACATGGCTAACATGGCTGTGGCTTCTAACCTCTACAGTATAGCAACAAGCAATAAGCCGGGAGCTGTTCCCGCTGCTATATTCTGGATGAAAACACGGGGCCGTTGGTCTGAGACTAATAAGACCGAAATAACTGGCGCTAATGGTGGGCCTATTGAGGGGACATTCAAAATAGACGTTAAGAAGTTCGATGCCGATCAACGAGCAATGCTTAAAGAACTAATTATGTCGGCTAAGGTTGGGGCAGGAAATGAAGATGACGATGAAGAAGAATGATGCCGTATTCCTGTCGAAAGCCAGCTACCACACGTTTGGCTGGCTCAAGCGTCCTGAATATGACAGTGATGCTGGCTATGCCTATGAAATGCCCAACGGCGACTTGTTATTTACAGATGACCCACGACACCAATATGGACTGACATTAGAAATCTGGATGGATAAGGCAAGCGGGGAGAAGTTCTGCACCCTGCCAAAGAAACGGCAAATCAACGATGCTAGACCTTGACAGCTACATAAAGACGCTAATTACGGAATACCCCGATCAAACATTGCAGGAGATCGAGAAGGAAGACTGTGAAGAAAGCCTTTATGAGTTTCTGACTAAGGCGTGGAAGTACATTGACAGTTCTCCATTCGTGGACGGGAATTGCATTGAGGCCGTTGCCGAGCATCTGATGGCTGTGACTGATGGTCAGATTAAGAAACTAGTCATCAACATTCCCCCACGCTGTGCTAAGTCCAGCTTAACAAGTGTGGCATGGCCTGCATGGACGTGGGCGCAAAGCCAATTGTCTGATACATCGGGACCAGGCGTTCAATTCCTAACGGCATCCTTTGCGCAACAATTGAGTTTGCGTGATAACCTGAAGATGAGGCGTTTGATTACCAGCGAATGGTATCAGAAGCATTGGGGTGATCGCTTTCAGCTCATGCCTGACCAAGCAGCTAAAGGCAGGTTCGATAACAACAAGAAGGGGTCGAGGCTGGCAACGTCTGTGGGCTCGGCTCTTACGGGTGAAGGCGGTAATATTATTATCGTTGACGATCCTAACGCAGCACAGGAAGCTTATTCTGATGCTACGATTGAAAGCACAATTGAATGGTGGACAGGCGCCTTATCAACCCGCCTTAACAATGCCAAGACTGGCGCTTATGTCGTTATTCAGCAAAGACTGTCGGAGCGTGATCTGACGGGTTATTTGATGAGTAAGAACTTTGAAGAATGGACGCATCTGTGCTTGCCGATGCGTTTCAGTCCTTCCCGAAGCTATACAACTAGTATTGGTTGGTCAGACTGGAGAACTCAAGAGGGTGAGTTGCTCTGGCCTGAACGCTTCGGGGAGGAAGAAGTTAAGAACCTTGAGACTAACCTCGGCCCATTTGCTGCCGCTGGTCAGTTGCAGCAGTTACCCGTTCCAAAGGGCGGTGGTATCATTGACAGCGATTGGTGGAAGTTATGGGAAGCATCAGAATACCCTCCGTTTTCTTATATTGTGGCAGCCTTGGATACGGCATATACGGAAAAGGAAGAAAATGACTTTTCGGCTATGTCTATTTGGGGCGTCTTTGAGCATGACATAACAGCCAAATCATCTCGTATTATTGGCGAAGATGGTAGGACAATGCAGGTCGAGCGTAGCTATGGTCAGATGTCGCCGAGGGTTATGCTGATCGGCGCATGGCAAGCTCGGTTGCAGTTCCACGATTTAGTAGAGAAAGTACAAAAGACATCCAAGCAATTTAATATAGATAAACTGCTTATTGAGGCTAAAGCAGCAGGTATAAGCGTGTCTCAGGAGCTGCGGCGTGTTTACGGAGCGGAGGAGTTTGCCGTCCAGCTCGTAGATTACAAGGGTAAGGGCAAAGATAAGGTAAGCCGCCTATATGCCGTCCAGCATCTATTTGCGGAGGGGCTGGTATTTGCACCTGAGATGTCTTGGAGCACTGAGGTAATTGAGCAAGTCGCATCATTCCCCAAGGGCGCACATGATGACTTGGTCGATACAGTCAGCATTGCTATGAGCCACATTAGACAAACTGGGCTATTGCAAAGGCCAACTGAACTTGCTGAAGAATTAGAAGCTAGTAAGAAAAATTGGGGCAAACCGCCAGTTCCGCTTTACCCAGTCTGATATTTAGTCTATATTATATTGACAGTATATTTATTAGGAGATTAGTATGTTTCGCACTGCTGCAAATCAACAGATATGGAATGATTATAGAGATATACAGAACAAACTTGATGAGTTGTTTTATCAATCCTATCCACGAAAAGATTATGAGAACATTGTTCGTGCATTGTTTAAATGCGCTGAATTGTTTGAAAATATTCTAAATGATTTGAATACTGACGGCATTACTTCTGAAAGGCAGGAGGAAATACGACTGTATCTTAGCATCATCAATGGGCATATCAGAGAAGATAAAGATTATAATGTTCATATTATAAATCAGGAAAATACAGATGATTGATCTAGAAAAGAAATACACCAACAAACGCAATGATGAGATTAAGTTGAGCCATATTGATCGTGGCATTGTTTATGGCTGGGTTAAGCTAGGTATTGATTGGTATTCGCATCAGTGGGATGAGGAGACTGGTAAAGTGTTGTTAAATGCGCCAGATGTTAATGATCTCATTGAAGTCAAACCACGAATTAAACGGACTATTTGGTTAAATATATATGAATATTGTTTTCTGTGTTGTTCTAGCAAAGAAGAAGCTGATCATTACGATGGTGATGATCGTTTGGCTTGCATAAAAGTTGAGATTGATGTTGAAGAAGGAGAAGGACTATGAGTAAAGAATTAATCGTTAAACGGCTGCGTAATTTTGAACAATGGATTCGTGATCCAAAAAATCAAAATTTCACATTAAGTTCTGATTTATTTGACGAAGCCGCTAATCGCATTGAGGAACTGGAATCATCTCTGTGGAACAATATTACCAATATTACTAAACCACAAATTCAAGAACATCACGAAACTATGCGTGATCGCTTTGCTATGGCAGCACTTACATCTTTCAAAACTAACGCTATCGCAAAGAGACAAGCTGAACGTGCTTATGAAATCGCTGATGCAATGTTAGAAGCACGAAAGATGGAGACTGAGTGATGACTGATTGGCAGCCAATACAAACCGCACCAAAGGGTCCAGAAATCCTTGTTTGGGATGGAAAAGATATTTGGCTGGTTGAAACAGAATTTGGAATGTATCCAAAACACAATGGCTGCGGATGCTGCTCCTCATCTGTACATTATGAGGCTACTCACTGGATGCCTTTACCCAAACCACCGAAAGAGACTGAGTGATGGATAAATCTAAATTTTATTGGAGGGCCATGCCATTGGGAGATTGGCATATTTATTATGGGAAGAGTATGTGTTTGGTCGCTGAAGGTCCAGGATGGACGCAGTATTTTGGATTTAATTTATATCAGCAAATTAAAAATGGCGATATAAAAATGGATGTGTTTGGTTATGAAAAAAAACCGACGGAGAATAAGTGATGACTGATAATCTTGTGGAACGGCTACGGGCTGTTGATGTCAGTTGGAGCTACGAAGGGGAACTATGCGCTTGTGCTGCTGATCGAATTGAGAAACTTGAGGCGGCATTAGCCAATATTAAAGGATGGTTCCCTAGAAATATTTCAAACCCACATGAGCAAATCAGAATGATGCAAGATTATGCTTACGCTGCATTAAAGGAGATTAAATAATGGTTGACAATTTTGTTGGACAATTGCGACAAGAACTTCACGACTGGGAAATTGAATTAGCTATTGAGCAGCGCAAACAAGCCGCCGACCGCATTGAGCAGCTGGAAGCAGCATTAAGAGAAGTTGTAAAAGTTGACTGCGGGTTTGTTTGCAAATGTGCTGAAATAGCTCGCACCGCATTAGAGGATAATAAGTAATGGCTGAATGGAAACCAATAGAAACAGCACCAGAAATGACCGATATTCTTGTTTATTCAAGTGATAGAAGACAAGCAGTCGCATATTGCGATTTAACTGATATGGATGGTTTTTACGATGAGCCAATTAGGGTTTGGAATGTTGGCGGCTTGTTTTTATCTGGAGATACAGAGTTTCAACCGACCCATTGGATGCCATTACCTGAGCCGCCAAAAGGAGACTGATTGGTATCACGATAAGTTCATTTAATAAGCATGGCATTAAAGGACTGGAACAATGACTTTGCGCTGGTATGACAGTAAAATACAAAAGGAAATGGATGTCCTTGACGCATTGTTATATTGCGCAGATCATGGCGAGCTATGGGTTGGCCTTTTGGTTAGAGCTGCACAAGAAATAAAAGACTTGCGGGATGAAAATAAAAACTTAAAAGAAGAAAATGAAATACTTAGGGGACTAAAATACGACCCTATTTCTCAGCGCAAGTCTATGTAGTCACAACCCTGTTATCGTTGTATTGTATGTACATTGTATATACAGGGGTTTGTTATGAAGTTTTCTTTAGATAAATATGAGCGTTTCATAGATAATGTGTTAAGGTTGGTCTGGTTAATATTTGCTATTGCCATGACATACTCAACCTTAACAAAATGAAAACCATAGCTATATTTACGCATGACCCAGAATGTTCTGACGATTGCTGTGATGGCATGATTGCGGCGTTGTACCCTCATTATCAGATAAGGCTATTTGATGAGACTGAATTTACTAAGAAAACTTTTGAAGGAGTTGATCTTGTGGCCTTTGGTGGGGGTATCGGAGATGCAGATCGTTATTACGATTTTTTTAAACGACGTGAAGGTAATCTTGTGGCCCAGTTTGTTGAGGGTGGGGGTCGCTATCTCGGAATTTGTATGGGCGCTTATTGGGCTGATCGTAATTACTTTGATATTCTTGATGGTATTACTGCCCATCAGTATATTAAGCGTCCTGAAAGTGACATTCGTAGGTCTTATGCGACAGTTGCTAAGATCAACTGGTTGGGAATACCTCAGGAAATGTTTTTCTACGATGGCCCAACGTTTCAAGGGGAAGGCTCCACGCAGGTCATAGCCAGATATTCAAATGGAGACCCTATGGCAATACGTCAGGGCCGTATAGGGCTTATAGGATGCCATCCTGAGAGCGAAGAAAAATGGTACAAACAATATAAATATTTAAATAAAAAATGGCACAACGGATACCATCATGCCATTTTATTAGATTTTGTTAATTCTTTGATGGAAGCTAACTAATCATTCTTTTGCTGAAAGGGAACAACAACACCCATCTTTTTGGTAGGGATGGATAAGATTATCTTTTTCATCATAAGAATGGACAAAGTACGCATAGTCTCGTCTTCCGTTGTGTTTGCAAATTTAGCCACAACAACAAAAGCAAGCCCACGTTGAGCTATAGGGTCAGAAGGAAGGGACGGGACTTCCTCTTGATATACATAGTCTTCATCATCTTCATTCATGCGGTTTCCCTTCCCGTTACAATCCATTCATCGGTTTCGACAGGATTATCTTCTTCAAACTTGAACAATGCTATTGGCTGACGAGGCTTCTCACGATGGTAAGCACGATGCCTGTCCCGTTCCAGATAGACAATCCGTTGCTCAAGGTTGGTAATTAATTGATTTAACTCTAGTAATTCTCTAGCCATTTCATTTTCTGCATCAGCAGGGCCAAATTTCACACGAAATAATTTGCAAAGCTCAACAGCATCGGAAGTCATTTTATCAAACCTCATGAGTATTTTTCTTTCAGTTCAGCCATATTTATAAAACGATGAGAAACAATATGGCCTGACTTGATGGATAGATCGAATATACCATAACTCCATCCGCTTGTAGCCGTTCCTGCATACTTAGCCACATAGCCATCAGGCATTGCAGAGCCTAGATTAAGGACTTCAATGCTGTTGTTGATGCCAATCTTGGGAGCTTTTCGGAAGGTTGCCCGATGAGTATGTCCAAACACAATTGAGTGAGTTGCGTGGTTAGCTATTGAATTTTCAGAGTTTTGTCCACCAAAGGGTTTGCCCATAATGTTTTTGGGTACATGGGTAAAGCCAACGCCATCAACAAAAAGCCAATGACCATAGTCATGCAGACGCCATCTATATTGTGCACAGATTTCTTCAAACTGCATATAAAGAGAGCCAGCAGTCTCAGGTGATTTGTTCTCAAATCGGTTGATACGATCTTCATGGTTGCCAGCAATTAGCTCCATGTGTATATCTAAACCATTGATTTCTTTTAAGAAAGCTCGCATTGCTTCTTCACAGCTTTCAAGATCGTTCTTAAAGCTTGGGCGTTGAGCATATCCTTGTGAGCCAATAGGCTCGTGGGTTGATACGCTATCCCATGAGCAGAAGTCGCCAATTTGTATAATTCTATGTGGTCGGGTTTCGGCGCAATGACGAGCAATCCATGTAAATCGTTCTTTGTCCATATTGGGCTGGTCATGTATATCGCCAATAGCAACAACCCTCGTTGCGTCTTCCCTGCCAGCAATATACCTTGGCTTTAAGGATTTTGCTTTCTGTATGTTTTCGATGACATTCTTGAGCGACTTAACTTCTTCTTCCAATGCCCACATCTCTTTCAAGCTGTCTGATACATGGATTTCTCTATTGAATTTAATTTTGCTTCTAAGCGTACTTTCTGGGAACCCTAAATACCTGCTTACTTTGTTTTTAGAACCGAACCTTTTGAGTAATTGTTCTATATCTTCAGAAGATAATATCATGATAGTTTCCGCCACAAACTATAAATTACATATCACAATTGCATGAAACTTTGAATACAAAGAGTTTTTAGGTAATAACTTGGTTAATTTTGATTGTTTGTGCTATATATATTAACCGCTGTTTGCTCCCGTGGCGGGATACAAGTAAGAACCTCTTTGCTCAGAAAAGGTCAGTCATCGTTCACTGTGGTTAGCCTACGATGGCAAACGGGACAATTATTTTGGGGTACGTTATGCAACGGGTGAACTGTCAAGCAATAGTTGACATTATTAAAGAGCCTAAGATGGGCAACAAGGGTTTAGCTACTTACCGAGTTGAGACTTGGGGTAAAGAACCTTATGATTTTGTTCGCATATATGAAATTGCTGCAAAGTCTGATACATTAGCGGCACAAGAAGGAATTAGGCGTTTTGTTGATGAGATGGAACGCCTGCCTTTGGAATAGGATTTTACCATGCCTTTAGTTCCTGGCCTTACGCCATCTATACGCCAAGAAGCTCCTGAAGCAGAGCCAATGCCCTCTGCCGATGATGTAGTAATTGAAATGGTTGAAAACGGCGACCAGCCAGTTTTTGATACTAAAGGCAACGTTTTGGAGATAGAGCATGGCGATGGGTCAATTACTATCTCCTTGGACGGCAGACCAATTGAAGAAGGCGATCAAAAGTCGTCGAAGGGGTGGTTCGACAATCTGGTTGATGAGATTGATAGTTTGGAGCTTAATCGTATTAGCTCTGAACTGTTACGGGGTATTCAAGACGATTTGGATAGCCGTAAAGAGTGGATTGAGGATCGTGCGCAAGGCATTAAACTTTTAGGCTTGAAGGTAGAGCTTCCTAATCTGGCAGGGGCATCTGACGGAGCACCTGTCGAGGGTATGTCAAAAGTCCGACACCCACTATTGCTAGAGGCTGTTCTTCGTTTTCAGGCTAATGCTCGTAGTGAAATGCTTCCTACGGATGGTCCAGTTAAAATCCGCAATGACGATAATAATGCCTATTTGGGGGAGGACCAGCTTGCGAGTGCGCTGGAGCGGGATTTAAACCATTACCTGACCAGCGTGGCGTCTGAGTATTATCCAGACACAGATCGTATGCTTCTTATGCTCGGTTTTGGTGGGACAGCTTTTAAGAAAATTTACTTCTGCCCATTAAGAAACCGCCCTGTATCTGAAACTGTGGATGCTGACGACTTGATCGTTAACAACGCAGCTACTGATTTGCGTAATGCACGCCGTATTACACATCGTGTGTACATGAAGCCAAGCACAGTTAAGCGTCTTCAAATTCTCGGCGTTTATCGTGACATTGATTTGCATCAGGCGGCTATGCCCAAGCTGGATGCCGTACAGCGCCAGAAAATGGATCAGCAGGGTATCCAATTGGATACAAAAAACCCTGATGATCGTGATCGTGAAATTTACGAGTGCTATTGTGAATTGGACATCCAAGGCTTTGAACATAAGTATAAGGGTAAAGAAAGCGGTCTGGAAATTCCATATCGTGTGACGATTGACGTTTCCTCTAAGGAAATTTTATCAATTGTGAGGAACTATGATGAAGACGATCAAGAGCTACCAGAAGCCCGTTCAAACTTCGTCAAATACACATACGTTCCTGGCATGGGTTTTTATGATATTGGACTTTTGCATATATTGGGCAATACGACCAATGCAGTTACTGCTGCGTGGCGTGAGCTTCTTGACGCAGGTATGTATGCGAATTTTCCCGGTTTCCTTATGGCGGACACGGGAGCTAGACAGAATACGAATATCTTTCGTATTCCTCCAGGCGGAGCTGCTCTTGTTAAAACTGGTGGTATGCCGATCAACCAAGCGATCATGAACCTGCCCTATAAAGAGCCATCCAGCACGCTTGCTGCCTTGGTTCAGGATATGGCTCAAACAGGTATGCGCATCGGTGGCACATCTGAACAGCAAGTCGGTGAGGGCCGAGCTGACGCCGCTGTAGGCACAACGCTGGCTATGATTGATCAGGCCACAAAAATTGAAAACAGCGTTCATAAGCGGATGCACGCTTCTCAGGCAGAGGAATTTCGCCTGCTTGTTGAGTGCTTTAAAGAGCATCCAGAGAGCTTCTGGCAACGCAATCGCAAGCCAGCTATGGAATGGGATGAACAAACATTCTTGCAGGCTTTGGAAAACTTTGACCTTCAGCCACAAGCTGATCCTAATACATCAAGCCATAGCCAACGCCTGATGAAGATTATGGCGTTGAAACAACTGCAACAGCAAAACCCAACCATGTACGATCCTATTGCGATTGACACGGCTGCTATGCAGGCTATTGGCTGGAGCAACCCTGAGCAGTTCATGGCTCCTCCGCAAACCCAAGGCCAGATGCCTCCGCAAATGAAGCAGGCTATGGCAGAGCTTCAAATCAAGAAACAAGAAGCTGATGCTAAGACAATGATGGCTCAAGCAAAAGCTGCACAAATGCAAAACGAAATTCAAAATGGTCAGAATGGGCAAAAGCCAGTTGACCCTGTTGAGTTGGCAAGGATGCAACTTGAACAGCAAGAAATGCAGCAAAAGTCTCAGGATGCCGTTCTTGATGCCATTAACCGAAAGCGTGATCGTGAAAGCCGTGAGCGTTTAGCAGCTGTTAAGTTGGCAGAAGATATGGCTGCTAATCCACAAGCTATCCCACTAATGCAAAATCTGCTACATGGAGATATGATAAACCGCTTGGAAGCTAATGAACCTTCATTGCTACCAACGACGCCTAACTCGGTGCAGTAATGGAAAATGACCCGATCTTCCATGCCATTTTACTTGCTAAACGCATGGCAAGAGGTGGTTATGCTGACGGGGGTGATACATCTGATCCAATTGCTTATGCCAATAGCTTGTTAGGTTATGGCGACGCAGCCAGTCAATCTTCATTAAATAACAGTGGGTTACCTACATCTTTGCCGATGGGAATAGCTCCCTCTGTGGCAAAACCATCGGCGATGCAAACGCCTGGCACACCTAGCTCCGTTCAGCCAGATATTAGCGGATTGTCAGCCCCTGCTGCTGGACAGGCGGCTCCTTCTGTGGCGGCTGGCCCTGCGGCTCCTACGCCATCGACACCCGCTCCAACGCCTACGCCTGCGGCTGGTAAGCCTGCTGCCAAAAAAGATGAAACGACATCAACCAATACGCAAAAGCGTGGTGGGCGTGTTGGTTATTATGATGGCGGTTTAATTGATCTAGATACCCCTGTTCCTAGTACCCAACAAAATATTGGTTTGTATGGTATTGATTGGGGTAATCCTGATAGTTCTGCTGATTTCTTTCGTGCTGATCAACAATTGCAAAAAGCATTAGCTGTTTCAAATCAAATACTTAACGGAAATTCTGACGTTGATAGCAACACAAATCCACGACTTATTCCTCCAGAAGTTATCCCCAATCCAACGCCAAATAATGTGCCGTTGCCTCCCGTTAGGCCGTCTAATTTAGGCGATGAAACTACAGATACATCAACTCAAGCGCCGCCTGCATCTGCTCCGCAAGGTGGCTCGACTGTTCCTCCGCCACAAAACGTTAATGTCAAGGGCGTTGATCCACGTTTAATTGATATTTACAACGAGGCATCTAAATCCCTGCCAGAGGGTTACAGCGTTCAACTAACGTCTGGTTATCGTGCTGGCGATCCTCGTTTTCATGGGCAGGGTAAAGCAGTTGATTTTCAAATTACCGATGCCAATGGCAACGTTTTAAACAATTATCAAAACTTGCCAGCCTTCAGAACTTATGAACAATTTGCTCAATCGGCTCGCAAAGCCCAAATGCAAATGTATCCTGAGTTAAACGATCAGCTGCGTTGGGGCGGATATTTTTCAGGCAAAACACATCCGTTTGGTGGCCCTTATGGAGCTGTTGATATTATGCACCTTGACCTTGGTGGTGATAAGGTCGGTATGCAAGGCGGTTCATGGGCTGGCGGATTAACAGACGCACAACGCAAACTATTGCAAAATAAAGCAATCAGCCAAGGTATGGGGCAAGGATATGCGTCTGGTGGAACACCAGAAGCAGATTTATCTAATCAAGATAAAATTGTTCGTGATGCTCTTTTAACAGCTAATTCAATGCCTAAAGAAGATTTATTTAGCGGTAATTTAAATCAATATAACACAAACGCTACTCTGTCTGACGGCAATTTGTCTGCATCATTTGGGTCTGTTAATCCAATAGAACAAAGTTCTGGTGCTTCTCTTTATCCAATGTTTAATACTACATTGGGCGCACAATTATCGCCAAAATTCAACACATCATTTACACGACAAACGCCATTGAGCAATTCTCAATCGGGTTCATCTAATATCGCATCTTTTGGCTATAATGACAGCGACATAAGTAGCAATGCTCAATTTGGTGATACACCATCTGGAAGAATGTATGGTGCTACATTTGGCAAAAACAATGCTGACAGCAATTTAAACTTGTTTGGAAATTATACTCCAAAAACACATAACTTTACTGGTGGAATTGAATATTCCAAGCGTTTTGCTTCTGGAGGATCTGTTGTTAATCAAGCATTTAGTGTATCATCTGGCGGGATGATTAATCATGCTTTGCGTAAAGCTTACGCCACAGACGGCACTGTTACAGATCCAGCGGATACACCAACTGCTGGTGATTATCAGCCAACAGGTGATCCTGACTTAGATACGGCATTACAGCAAATTAGTGATGCCAAAAAAGAAATGGATCAAGGTGCTACGGAATACAAACAACCTATATCTGAACGGATACAAAGCGGTGCAAGTGCTGGATTTGGAAGCCAACCAATAGGTTATAATCCAGAAGATCAGCAAAAAATTGATGATATATCTAAACAATATCCATATTTAGAAATGCCGTTAAATATTGCCCAAGGTATTTATCAATCCGTGGCTACGCCAATATCTTTGGCTGGCAGGGGAATTAATGCTCTTGTGGGTGGAACATCAGGTGCAATAGCTGGAACTTATGGTGAAGCGACAGGCGCTGATGAAACAGATGTAAATAAACTGCAACGTGATTTAAATTCATTAGGGCAAAGTGCATTAATTGAAACAGGCAGAACTGGAGATATTCCAGCAGTTAAAGAAGAAGCGCCTATCATTAATAATACTCCTATTGTTGATAAAGCATTAAGTAAAATACCTGAAGAACCTGAACCTTTACCAACGACAAATATTCCTGAAACATCAAAAACTTCTTACAGCCAAATTGATCCTGAAGGTAATTTAAATTTACGCCCATCCGTAAAGGCGGAAGATTTAAAAGGCCCAGATGTTCAAACTGTGGATAGTTTTATAAATCAGCTTAAAGGTAAGCAAGGATTTACACCTGATAGTTTAGAAGAAATTAAATCTCAGTTCGCTGACAAGCCAACAGTGAGCAAAGATGATTTTGCCAATAATATGCCTGCATCACAATATAATAAAGAACCGCTTGATATGCAAAATTATGATCAGGCTAAAGGCGATATAGATGATTATTTTAATAGCCAATATGAAAATTTGCCACAATTTGTAGCTTCTAAAGTATTAAAAGATGCAGGACATTCATTTTATAATAAATTGTTAAATGAATTATCATCACGAGATTATATTGACGATAGTATTAAAACACCTGATATGATAGATAGATTTAATCTTGCACAAAATTCTGCAAATGAATTTATAACTTTGCCAGTTCAAGTAAAATATTTTTTATCTCATTGGTATGGAATAAATAATTTTAGACAATTGAGAAGAATGTCCGATGATTTTAATACGCAAACAACTGCTGCTGTGATTAGATATCCAGAACAATATCCTGAATTTTTTGCTCAATATAATAGCAAATTAAATCAAGCAAGAAATAATTTAACTAATATGCACAATGAACAAATTGATCACTTAAATGATCAGTTTGGTAATTCAAATGTTATCAAAAGACCTAAATATCGAAATGTTCAAAGATTAGTTTTCGATAAAGACAATCCATCTTTGCGGGAAAATTATTTTGAAATGGGCGTTTCACATCCCAATTATGATAAATTATATAAACATTTCAGCAATTTTAATAACGGCATAGGTCATTTTCGGGGTACAATGACCCCCGATGGAGCATCCATATTAAATGCAGATAAACCTGGTGAAAATTTATCTCAATCAATGTTACAAACAAAACCTAATTCTGCTGTTATTGAAGAAATACAATCTGATGCTCAACAAACAAATCAACAAACTGGACCTTTAAGGCAAGTT